AACTTGCTCGATGACTAGCGTCATCCGCAAGAACTGCGCGTCTTCAAAAGACGCTATCCTTTACTGACTATAATCTTCTATCCGTACCCTTAACTGCCTCCCTCTCGGAGGAAAGAATCGGTACGGGTCTTTAACCCCACTATATTTGCACCAGGAGTCGTCATGGCCATTGGTTCAGCTCGAACCATCTATGACCCAGCTACGTACTCAACCGGATGGGACACTTTCACGAAAATTCGTGATGGTGTCTTCCGTTGTGAACGTACGGGCACGGATGGTCGAACATATCCGATCATCATGACTCTCAAACCCTGTTTTCCTCATGGGAATCGAAAGAGATTCACTATAGAATTCTTTCTCGACCCAACGAAGAACAGCGTGTCTGGTACCGTTGGTCAAGGCAAGTTTAAGCTTAGCTTAAATGTCGATTTGACCATTGGCCTCGACGTGTCAACGACGTCTGTACCCTCATGGGTCAAACGTATGTTGTCCGTCGTATGCGCTAATGACGATATCGTCAATGCACTAGCCGTCGGTTCGACCGAGTGAGAGTCGCTGGGACCTATCAGGTCCCAGTTCTCCCCTCGTCGTGACTATATAGTGGCTCCATATTAACGTCGAAATAGCCATTGCGGCTATTTCACCACTGCATTCGCAGTGTGCGGCTACGTGTGTAGCTAGGGCGCGAACGCCCACGTGCTTCGGCACTTTCACTTCTAAATGGCAAGGTGATCAACTATGTCCGCAACTAAAGCAAATAACAATAGTGTAGCGGAGCGGCGAGCTGCTCGGGCCGCGCTTCGTGAGAAACGAAGACATGACCGAGCTATTCGCCGATCTCGCTTACGCGCTGCTCGAAGGAAAGCAAATAAAGCTATTCGTTCGGCGCAGCGTGCTGCTACTCATGCTTTGAAAAAGATGAGAGCTACACTAAAGTGGCGACGCGAGCATCCGTATCAAGCGGACCCGCGTGGCCTTGGGATGCGGATACGTACCCGTGAGACCGAGCCTGATTCCACCGGTTATACGCTAATGGGGCGAGCTTACTGGTTTGCTAACAGTAATCCGCCTTGGGCGTACGGTGCGAATCTTTATGCTTACTCACCTCTATCGACCTATGGGATCACTCAGGAATACTGCATGGATGAACTTCATGCAGGACCTCCTTGGCGTGATGGCGGCCCCTTCTTTCATTTTAAGAAGAAGATGCCACTGGGGCAGCGTGTCAATCTTGGCACGTACTACTCCCTCAATGGTCAATATAAGTATGTTGGCGGCTTCTTTGTCAACTATACGCCTCCCACGAACTGGGATATAGCGTTCACTGACAGAGAGGTCTCTTATGTAGTTGACGGTACGAAAGGCTGGAATCGCTTCAAGCCTGGTCGGCCTGGTGCAACTCTAGGACAAGCCTTGGGCGAAGCCCGAGACATACCTAGGATGCTTCAGACTTCTGCATACGGTTTCCACAATTTGTGGAGATCGGCGCGTGCTGCGCGCATGCGAGGGTTCAACCCTCACAGCGTTGCAGACCACTACCTTAACCATATGTTTGGTTGGGTTCCCTTTGTTAATGATATACGTCGTATGTTAAAGACGTATATGCGATTGGAAAAGGATTATAATTTTCTGATTGAAAATAATAATTCCTGGATCCGCAGAGGGGGTACCGTTTCCAACGACGTGAGTAGTGATATCATCGCTGGTGATGAGAACCATACGGCTCACATACCATTGATGAGTTCCTATTACTACTCAGATCCGACGAAAACAGGCCGTTATCAAGTGCGTCGCAAACGAGTCCATAGAACCTGGTTCAGCGCCAAATTCAAATACTATGTACCGGATATCCGGAGCATAGAATTTAGAAGATGGTACTTACAGCAAGTCTTTGGGGCTCATGTTACGCCTTCCTTGATTTACGAACTGACACCTTGGAGCTGGTTGGCTGACTGGTTTTCGAACGCAGGAGACGTTGTAAGCGGTCTCCTAGATCCGAACCTAGACAATCTTACAGCTCAATACGCCTACGTCATGGGGAAAACAGAGGATGAATATTCTGTTGAGTCCTGCCATAATCTGGCAGGTATTCCCTTAGTCGCTACTCTAACGTTTTCATGCAAGCATGAAACGCGAGAGAAGGCGTCTCCATTCGGATTTGGCTTAACACCAGGAGATCTTACCTGGCGTCAAAGCTCCATATTGGCTGCCTTGGGACTTTCCCGTCTCCATTGGTAGTCAGTATGATTAGAAACTTAATGATGTTTCCAAACAACTAACTTATTTCAAGGAGTAGCAACCACTATGTTATCCGACCCACAGACGTTAACAGTAAACGCCGTCGCCAAGTCCCTCGCAAGAGTGGAAACTGGCGGCACTCGCAGTGTATACAAGACTGCCGATGAAGTATTTCAATTGACAGTCTCCCATCTGGAGTCCAAAAATCGGACTCGTCGGATGGTCCGCGTCGACCAACGTGTCGTCGCGGAAAATCCCTTGTCCTCTGTTAATGAGTACAAGTCACTGGGAGTGTATTTCGTTGTTGATGAGCCAGAATATGGCTTCTCAGACACCGAAATTGGTTACGTTTGGGCTGCGCTTAAAGCGCTAGCCGATTCGACGTTCCTCGGCAAAATACTCGGTTCCGAACATTAGAACCGGCCAGGTCTGTTTAATCGACTGAAGACGTCTGCCCAGAATCTCTGGGAGTGGGTTTCATGGTGGCTGGAAGGCTACTCTCTTTAAGAGAGGACCTTGAAAAGCCACGCAAGTGAACAACTTCTTGAGTTGATCGCTAACGTCTATAAAGACGCGTGCGACAAGTGCGATGCACTTCAGCCGCAAGAACGAGATCTGTTAACAATGCGATCTCGTGTCGAACGGGAGGGGTTATCTTTTCTTACTATAACCCTTCCAACTTTGGGACAGGACCTTGAGAAGGCCCTGGACCAAGGTTTCATTGGCTCTAACCAATTCCGAAGTTTTCGGAAGAGGTCGAAGGTCCCTGCATTTCTGCAAGGTTTCTTCAGCCTGATATTCGACATACGGTCTGGGAGGCTTTATGAGTATTCGAGAATTAGTATCTGTGCTATTGCAGGCATTCGCCAGTTGGCTTATGTCTTCAAGAAGCTCAGAATCTCTTGCACTGCCGAGAGGCAGCGCAGAGCCATCAACGAATACAAATGCAGCGAATCAGTCTTCGATGTCCAGGTGACCCGTGAAAGGCAAGATTATTACAATCATGTCTGCGACGTACTTTGGCCTGGTGTTATTGGGGGTATCAACCCTCTTGACACTGTGCCGAAGCATGGTCCCGGAGCCACCGCCGAGCGTATACGATCAAATCGAAAGTATAGCGCTCAGCACTGGCACGATCGCCTTGAAAGTTACTTCCCTCTTCTATCTTGTGCATTTCACAATGAAAGTGCAGTCGATAGTGAGGAATTCAAGGCCGTTACGATCGTTGAAAGGGCTCAAGAACAACCTGTGAGGGTGATTCTTGTTCCCAAAACATTGAAGACTCCACGCGTAATTGCTATTGAGCCTGTATGTATGCAATATACACAGCAGGCAATTTCCGAAGCTCTAGTAAGGGCTTTAGAGACGTCTGAGTTAACCGCTGGTCATATTAATTTTACTGACCAGTCGGTGAATCAAGCGTTAGCATTGCGTGCGTCTAGCGATTTAGGTCTAGCGACGCTAGATCTGTCCAGCGCTAGTGATCGTGTACCACGTGATCTCGCGTTGCGAATGTTTCAATTTAATCCAGATTTAATGGATGCGATTGATGCATGTCGCTCGGCGTCGGCAAAGACTCCAGATGGTGAAGTAATTCACCTGAAGAAGTTTGCGTCGATGGGCTCGGCTCTTTGTTTCCCGGTAGAGTCCATGTATTTCTATACCTTGTGTATAGGGGCTCTATTGGAGTTTTACAAACTCCCAGTTACCTTCCTTAATGTACGTCAAGTACGTCGGAAGGTATACGTTTATGGGGATGATTTAATTATCCCCACAGACAGTGCATCTTATGTTGCTGGTTTCTTGCAAGAATACTACTGCAAGGTTAACATCGACAAGTCATTCTGGAACGGAAGTTTCAGAGAGTCTTGTGGGATGGACGCTTTTCGTGGCGAACGGGTAACACCCGTATACGTACGAGAAAACGTTCCACGCAACAAACGGGAGGCCAAAAGTCTGATCTCTTGGGTCGAAACCGGCAACCTCTTTTATAAGGAGGGATACTGGTATACGGCCGCTTACATTAAGAAACTATGTGAGCGCATACTTGGCAAACTGCCAATTGTGCAAGAGACTAGCTCGGCCTTGGGATGGTATTCCTTTCAGAAGTGGCATTCCACCGACCGGTGGAATAAAGCACTCCATCGCTCTGAAGTACGAGCGTGGGTGGTCACTCCTGTCTATGAGAAGGATCCCATAGATGGATTACCAGCCCTCCTGAAGTGTTTACTGTCTATGCAACGTCGGGAACCCATTGTGGGTCAGCCGATTAGTGTAGATGCTGAGCATCTTCAGCGTTCCGCGCGCCACGGTGTCGCGACACTGAAACGCCGGTGGGCAGTCCCCTACTGAGAAGTAGTGGACACATGACGATGTTTTGTCATAGCGGAGAGACTCGATTTATAGCTTCTTTTTCTGAGGCTATTTTCGGCAGTGC